TGTTCTCAACAACGATATGAGGTCTTGCATAAGCTAAAAGTTTAACCTCTTTTGTAGTTGTAGCGTCTTGTTTTTTCAACTTGATATTCAATACTTGCTGAAAAAAAGTAGTTCCCATCTCTCTATTAGAGACAATAGTTTGTTCAAAAGTGTTGTCGTTTCCCTTTAATTCGTACTTGTAAAGAAAATCAACGTTTGTGATTGCTGTAATTAAGTCATTTGTCATTGTAACATCAGCTGGCGTAATTTGAAAGTCGATAAAGAACACCGATTTTAAACCCCCAACTGTATCTTTACATGACTCTGCACGACCTTTCGTTAATAAACAAGGCATATATATATAGTTTTAAAAAAGAGGGCTTATACACCCTCTCTTAATTTATAATTAGTTAGCTGAATTTGTGATTCCGTAAGTAACGATGTCAGATACTGAATGGTAATTAACCGCCATCCCTGCTCTTAAGATGAAACGTACATTTTGTGAACCGTCCATAGGAGACATGTCAATTAAAGACACTTCGTTTAAGTCATTCAATAAACCGCAACCAAAAAATAAGTTATCCGTAGTAGTAGCGATAATTTTGTTTGAAGCTAAACCATTAGCAACAAAGATTTCAATTCCGTCAAAAGTAAGACTTCCGTTGTTGAACCATTGCGTACCTTTTGAATCGACACCTGCGTTTGAAGTAGCTGGCACTGAGAACCCACCCAAAGCTCTTACATAAGCCTTAGCAACGTTTAAAGGAACATAGATTTTCAAGTCTGGCTTACCATATAATGCGTTTGGAATAGCATCTACTACCTTGCCTAATTCAACTACTACGTTAGCCGATGTGATTGAAGTACCTGTAACCTCGTTAGCCGTTGGAAGTGCCGCATCTAATGCTAATAATTTAGTAAGTCCTGCAATTTGCCCTGTCGTTGCGTTTGTACCTTCCCAAATAGTTGACTCTACAGACTCAGCAACTTTCTCAATTACGTAAGCTAATAGGTAATCTTGAAAAGACTTAGCTAAAACTTTGTTTGCTGAGAATCCCATTTCTTCAGATTGCCATGAAGTGATAAAGTCTTTTTTACACAATTGTAAATTAACTTGAAAGTTCTCTAAGATCAATTGTCTTTCAGTTAACGTTACAGTTGAAGTTGCGTTGAAGTCGCAAGTTTCATCTGCTAATAAACCATCCGTAGACAATTTAAACATAGTTGTTTTGTACGCAATATTCGGTACAATAGTTAAACCACCCTTAGAAAGTGTGTTACCACTCAATAGAGCAGCCTTTACCCATAGTTTGGAATCTTGACCAGCGTATGAAGTAGTTAATGAAGTTGAAGTTGCCATTTTTATTTATTTATTTATTTGTTTGTATATACTTGTTCTAAAATCGAATCCCTTAACGATTTATTTTTATTCGGTGCTAAATCGAAATGAGTCGTTTCTTTGACGTTCTCAGGGTTAAATTGAATGGGCTTAATATTAGCTCCTAATTCAACAACCGCCTCTTCGATTTTTTCAAAATGTTGTTCTGTAATTGATACCACTTTTTTAGGTTGTTTTGCCTCTACTGTAGGAGCTACTTCCGCCTCTACTGGCATTTCTTCCTCTGCTGGTTCTTCCTCTGTCTCAGGCATAACAACACGAGCTATTACACCTTCTTCTTCTACTATTAGAACACGACCATCTTCAAGCTTGTATTCGCCAACTTCTAATGGCACACTTTCAGCATCAGGCACTACTATAACAACACTTTCACCCTCTACGAAGTTATCCGCTTCAATAGTTGTATTCCCGTCCTCTAGTTTTTGTTCTTCTAATTCTACACCTGCTAAATCAACAAGGAAGTTTTTAATCTTTTTAAGTAATGTTTCGTCTTTTTTCATATTTGTTTTTATTTGTTATTTTCTTAAAAAACTTATTGCATCCATATCCCAATTTTCGCCATATAATTTAGCTACTTTAGCACCAAGTTGAAAAGGTATTTTAGTTTCAATTCCTAAATCAGACGCTTGTTTAAATAATTTTTCTGAATCGTCTCTTAATAATTTAAAATCATTTGATATTTTTTTATCTAATGCTTTAAATTTGTTTTTTACAGAATCTAAACTTTTAATTAAATCAACTACTTGTTTATTTTCAAGTGCAAATTGTTCAACTCTTTTTTCTAAGTCTTGCAAAGCACCCAACTCCACATCCATAGAGCTTAGCACTACTTTGTACACGTCCTTTAAAATATCGTCTCTCATATTTGGTTAATTGTATTGGTTATTGTATTTGACGCTTTCCCCACTACATTAGAATAATCTTTAGCTTCTTCTGCTCTTACTCTGAAAGCTTTTTCTGCGTCTATTATTCCTAAATCTTTAGCTTTGTTTGCACCATTTATTGATAAAGCAAATATTTTCTCGTAATCAACTGTTAAGTCTAATAAAGAATCGGATACTTTTATCGCCTGTGATTGTAGTTGCTTTCTTTTTGCATTTGTAGCGTCAAGCAATTTATTTATATCATCAATCAAACTTAACTCTACGTCAATAGTACTTAGCTCTACTTTGTACACGTCTTTTAAAATATCGTCTCTCATATTTACTTGTATTTTTCTATTGATTTTTTTGAGTAATCCGCATAATCGTTTGCTATATTAATTAGTTTATCATATTCTTTTGGTTGTGTAAGTTTGCTTACATCAATGCCTAAATCAGTTACTCTTTTTTCAAATATTTGTTTTTGGTATGATAAATCTTGTGCCAATTTATATAAATCAGATGAAGCTTTTTTTCCTAAATCATTAGCAATTTTTTCAAGTGCGTAAGCTTTATTAAGTGAATCTAAAAAAGGATTATAAATAGAATCTATTTTATCTTGAACCTCTGTAAATTTTTTAAACTCAAAAGCTAAATTAACCTCAATAGAACTTAGCTCTACTAGTTGATTATTGTACACGTCTTTTAAAATGTCGTCTCTCATATCTATTAAATTAATTAATTACCCGTTTGTTGTATTTTTAACCACTTGTGCGCTCGTATTAACAACATTGGACGTACTTTGTCCTATTGTAGCCCCTACGCCTTGAGCTTGTCCGTCACAACATTCTTTTGAATACGTGCCATCTTTACATTGACATCCTTTTTTTCCTCCTTTTTTCATAGCATTAAAATATTACCTATTTGATTTGTGAACTGTTTAAACTCTTTAAAATCCACTTCCGTACATTTACCCTCCTTAATATAATCTAAGCCTATGTAAGCTACAAAAGCCCCGTTTTTAAAGTATGGAGCTATACATATAGACTTGATCCCTTGTCTTATTAACTCCATTTTTGTAGTCTGCTCTTTAATTATGTTAACGTCACAATAGTTCATTCTTTCTAACATGATTTGTTGTAAGAATAAAGGGTACAAACTAACGGGTATATTTTGCAAATTAGCACCCTCAAAACTTATCCCATTGTCGCACACCTCAAATGTCATTGATTGGTGATTTCTATGCGACCCGTCGTAATACTTAATAGTGTTGTGAAACTGAAATATATAAGCCCTATCAGCATTATATTTTAACATTAATTTGTTTAACATTTGTTGGATTAAAACATTGTTATTAATGTCTTTTTTTACCTCATCAACACGTGATATTTTTTTAGTTACTACTGTTGTTACTAATGGTTTGTAATAAAAAAGAATGAAACCAAGTAGGATTATAATAAGCACCGTTGTTTTTGTTTTCCTGATTTGCTCTAAAATGTACTTGATCTCATTCATCTTATATGTAGTTGTTTATAATCGTTTCTTGAGCTGTTATTTCTGCTGTCACATTCGCATTCAACACCTCGTTACCTACTTTAATTATATTTAAATAGCTACTCTCTACATACGTGTAAGCCCCTCTAATTTCTTGTATTACTGTTATCATGATAAACAATTTATAGTTAATTGGCTAATATCAAAACTACACGCATTTGAAGACGCTCCCGACGTTCTTACCGCTTGCATGGTTATTGGGGTAGTATCACTTGGTAAATTAGTAGTGATTGACCCCTCAACTGTTACGTTGTTTTCTAAGGACGTAACCTTATAAAAAACAGTCATTGAATTAAACGGATTGTAAAGTTCAAAAACAAAGAAATCTGTTGCTGCACTTCCCGTTCTATTTGCTACAAAATTAGCTCCTAAGTCTATTTTTGTAGCCGTA